GGGTGGGTCAAAAAAGCAAAGCTGTAGGATGTGTGTAAGGGTGCAACAGATACCCTACGCAATTTTTGATTAACTTCTTACTATGGAACATTGTTAGTAACATTGTACCGTTACTGATTCACCACTCTAATGAACAACATTGACTAACCCTTATATAATTTTTTAAAATATTATATAGCGAAAAATCCTACGAGGAATAAGACATGACGAGTATAAGCTTTAAAGATTATATCGAAGAACTCGAACTACCTTTAGAATTATGGAAAAATAAGATGGATGATTTATCTTCCCATAGTGAAGAGTGGTGCTCACTAGCTGAACGTTATATTGAAAGAGTTAGAAAAATTAATAAGCTAAAAAAAGAGAGACGAGTATGACCATGCCAATACCTATACCAATTAAAAATGATGGAGAGATTGAGAGAAACGAGGCAGAGTTTATAATGGACTCCACTCTTAAGGACAAACATAGAAGAGAGCCTACTATCTTGGCTTTCATAAATTCTTTCATGAGGTGTAAAAGTATTAAGCAAGCTTGTGATGAGTCAGGTATAAAATATTCTGTTGGTTATTCTTATCGTCATCGTAAAGACATTGCTAATTGTATAACTAAGCTCATTGGGCTTTCGGCTGTGAAGTATGGTTACGATGCGACTGAAGTGTTTGAGAGAGCCAAGGAGATAGCAGAGTTTGATCCTATTGAAGTAATGAATCCAGATGGTACTTATAAAAGTAATTTATATAATGTCTCTCCTGAGGCTCGTCGATGTATTAAAAAGATGAAGGTTAAAAATATATGGTCTAAAGAGAGTGACATAAATGGAGTCGAGACTAAAATTATTATTGGTGAGATGATAGAGTATGAGTTCCACGACAAGATGAAAGGTATTGAGCTTGCAGGTAAAGAGAAAGAGATGTTTAAAAATACTACGAAAGTTGAACACTCTGTTACTAAAGACATGGCTAATTTATTATTAGCTTCGGCTAAGAGAGCTGATGACCAAGTTAAAACTATTACACAAGCCGAGGTTATAGATGTTACTCCATAAAGGTATTAGACCTGAGTATGAGACTGAATTTGTAGTAGCTACTAAGAAACGTAAACTCTTTGATTATTTATTAGAGACTCTCCCTGACGGTACTAAACGTTATTGGAATCAGAGGATGCTTAATAGTGGATGCAATGAAGAGAACGAGGGACTTGTTAGAAGAGATGGACTTATATATTGTGAGAAGTGTGATGAGTGGTTTGATGAAAAACAATTTGCGGAGATAGAGTAATGGTTCATTACTTATATAAAAAAGCAGATGTAGAATATTTAGATACTCTTAATGAGGGTAACATTATTTTTATTGGTGATAATAAAAAGAAACGCTATTACTTGTCTCGTTACGGTGACATAATTAAATACTATGATTACAAAGGCACTGAAAAGGAAGCCGATATTGATGATGTATGGAGGAGAGCGAGATGAAGTGTATAATTTTAGGAGTGAATACTAAGAAGAGATGGAAAGGTAAACCATTAAGTGAAGTAGTTATAAGCCTTGCTAAGTTTGAAAGAGAAGCTACTAACATTGATCGACTTAAACCTTTAGCACTTAGAGAAGTATTTAAGAAGATTCAATTATCTTTTAATAGTGCTAAACTTAAATTCTTCAAAGGTAAAGAGCAAGTAACAAACCAAGAGTATGTTGATTTTGTTAATGTATGGATTAAAAAACGTAAGTTTAATCTTGAGACAAGTGAACAAAGAATGAAACGGAGGTTAGAAGTATGAAAGAGTATAAATACAAATGGGATAATCACCCTATAGAGCCATCTTGGTATGAGCCTGTGTTCTGGTTAATAGTGTTATCTATTTTCCTTATTGTAACTTGTGCTTTATGGTATGTAGTATTTAGAGCAATAGGGATAGTAGTTTAAAAACCCGACACAAAGGAGTCAATGGGTGAAAAAGATATTAGAAATATTAAATGAATTGCATAATAACAAAATAAATTTCTGTCTACAGAGTCGAACTGCTGAAAGCTATTACAATCTAAAAGTCAATACCCCTCAAGGTAAAGAACATTATTTTCATTCAAACAATTTACAAGAGATAGAAGAAGGTCTTACAATAATGTGGGAACACTTAATCGGTAGTACGATGACTGTCATAGAAACCTCTGCACCTTTAAGTGTTCCCATTCCTCCACCAATGCCACCACCACCTTTAGGATAATTTATGAGCGGAGTAACTCAAGAGCAAGCAGCACTATTTAAAAAGATGATTGATGAGAATAGATATGACTTTTGTAAGTTAGTCTATCTCATCTTTCCATTTGGAGAAGCTGAAACTGACTTAGAACACATGGCTCCTTATGAATGGCAAATGGAAGAGTGGCGTAAACTCTCCGATCATTTATCAAACATAGAAACTCGTTACGAAACTTATCGACTAATTATAAGCTCAGGTAACGGTGCTGCTAAAACTGCTTTCGGTGCAATGACTTTAATGATGTTGTTGTTCACTCAAAGATTGAAAGCAAGAGTAACTGCTAACACTGATCCGCAACTCTCTCAAATTATATGGCCGGAGTATGATTTATGGTTTAACAGAGCTAGGTTCGTTGATCACTTCTTTGAAAAGTTTGGAACAACTATTAAAGCCAAGAACCCTAAGTTCGCTAATAACTGGAAGATCGACAGGTTCACTTGGAATGAGCAAAACCCTTCTGCAGTATCAGGACTTCACAATAAAGGTGGAGCTTGTGTTTATGTATTTGAAGAGGGCGCAGGTATTCCTGCTAAGATATGGCAGTACGCTTCAGGTGCATTTACTGAGACAGAAACTATCAAGTTACATTTAGCTTTTGCTAACTCTGATGATCCTGAATCTAAATTTGAACAGAACATGACTTCACCAATTTGGAGGTCAAGAAGAATTGATACAAGAGAGTTATCACATATTGATCCGAAACAAATTGAAGCATGGCTTATTGACAGTGGAGGAGATGAGAACTCAGACGACTTCAGAGTCCGTGTAAGAGGTTTACCAAGAAAGTCAGCTAAAGACTCGATTATTAAATTAGAAGCAGTGGAGGCGGCTCTAGCGAGACGTAAGGACTTCGATAGAGCAAGTGTCTCACATTTCCCTGTCATTCTATCCTGTGACCCTGCTTGGACAGGTGGAGATGAGACAACAATCTGGTACAAGCAAGGACATTATAGTTGTCTACTTGAGCGTTATAAACTTAATAAGCAAATGGGAGAGACTCACCAGAATACTTATAACAAGCTTTGTTATTGGGAGAGACAGTTAGGTGCTGATTCAGTTCACATAGATCAAGGTGAAGGTACAGGTATTTTTACTCTTGCAATGAACGCTCAGAAATATCATTGGGTATTAGTTTCTTTTGCTAACTCTCCAACAGATCAACCTGATCCTAAAGAGTCTGAGTTCGGAAACATTAGAGCTATGATGTATTACAAATTACAAACTGCTTTATTCCAAGGTGGGGTACTTGATTCTAAAAACGAAGATTGGATTGAAGACATTAAGAAACAATTATGTTGGACCAAGGGAACTCGTCACAGAGTAACCCATAAGAAAATGGCTGAAGCTAAACAGGACATTAAAGATCGCGTTGGTAAGTCTCCTGATATTGCTGATGGTGCTGTACTTTTATTCGCACATGAGATTATTGATCGTCTTCCGCAAAATGAAGTCGGTGCTGATGGAACAGCTTTTAGTGTTGGTGAAGAAACTTTTAAAATGCCTGATCATAACATTGAAGATATTTATGGAGACGATGATGACTTATACGATTGAGAGGTATACTGCAATAACTAAAGAGCTTGCAGATTTCTTATTAGAAGTTCTACCTAAGATAAATGAAATGTTTGGGAATAAATTCGACTTTAGAAATGCTAAGTATAAACTTATGTTAACTAAAGGTATATTCTTGGTAGTTAAAAGAGACGATGAAATTAGAGGAATCATGATAGGAGCTAAAACAACTCACCCATTTGACACAAATGTTACATTATTGCAACAACAGCTATTCTACGTTAAACCTGACTCAGGGAGAGCTGTATATCATCTATTTAAGAAATTCATTGACATAGGAAAAACGGAAGCCGATCATATAATTACTATGTTGACAAGTCAAACCAACATAAAACCTGAGACTTTAGAGAATTTAGGTTTTGAAAAGTTGGAGATATTATATCGAATGGAGTGTTGAAAATGGGAAGTGCTAATCCTTTCAGTAACAATGATGAAGACAATGATGAAGACAATAGTAGTAACAATTTTTTCGGAGATATTTTAAATGCTGCTGTGAATGTTTCAACAGGTGGTCTAGTAGGTTTCAATGATGATGGGTTCGGAGCAGGTGTTGCAAGTAGTACTGCTGTAGAAGGACTTAAAGAAGTGACAGGAGCTAAGGCTGCTGAAGAAGCAAATGAAGAATCACGTAAACGCTTTGAAGAATCGAAAGCAAACGCAGAACAAAAGAGAAAAGATAATCAAGCTCTATCAGCTAGAGCTGAATTACAGAAATCCCGTTCAGCAGGTAATGCAAGAGGAGGAGTTAAGTCGTCAGCCTCAAAAGGTAACTCTAGGTTTTCTGATCTAGGAACTGACGAACAAGACTTTCTAGGATTATGAAAAGTACAAAACAAAATTGCGAATTTTTAAGACACCAAGCTAAGAACACTTTCAATAATGTTCGTAGAGATTGGTGTGATCTTTTACGTTGGGGTTTACCTCATCGTTCATCATGGATTTTATCTCAGACTCAAGGTGAGAGAAAGAATCAACACATAGTTGATGCTACTCATGTTTTAGCACTTAGGTCTTTCGTTGCAGGTTTCTTAGAAGGTAACACTTCAGCTTCTCGTCCTTGGGCACGTATAGGAACTAGAGACGGTGAGATGGATGAGAACTTTGAAAACAAAGAATGGCTTCAGCATTTTACAAATAGAGTAATGAATTATTTAGGTACTTCAAATTTCTATCATGCTGCAGGTACATTTTATTATGACTATGGAGTTGTCAACACAGGCGCACATTATTTTGAAGTGCTTGAGAATAACTTCCACGTTCATACTCTTATGCCCGGCTCTTACTATGTAATTAATGATTCATACGGTGAAGCTAAAGTTCTTGTAAGAGAATTTTCAATGAACGTTAAGTCTATTGTAGATTCATTCGGACTTCAAAAAGCTACTGGTCAAATTGAATGGAGTAATATTTCTCATGGTGTGAAGAAAGCATATCAAGATGGTAACTACTCAATGTGTATGGACATAGTTCATGTAGTTAAAGAGAATCCTGACTTCGATCCACAAGACCCTGATAATATCGAGAATAGAAAATGGTTAGAGCTTACTTACGAAACAGGTAGTTCTAATAAAGGTTCAGACTCAGGTAATCTTCAGACAGGTGATACAGCTCGTCTTGATGACACTATCTTCTTAAAGAGATTCACTTCCAAGAGAAAACCTTTTGTAATTGGAAAGTCTACTAACTCTTCAGAGTATGGAGAGAAGGGACCAACTATAGATGCTCTTGGTTGTATTAAATCTCTTAACAAGAAAGCTATAGGTAAAGATCAAGCTCTTGAACAAATGCTAAGACCTACATTACAAGGTCCTGCCAGTTTAAGAAAAAGTTATATCAGTAATGCTCCAAACACTTTCATCCCTTTAGATGCAAGGTCAGTAGGTGCAGGACATAAGTTAGAATCAGTCTTCCAAATTAATCCTGCTATCGGTGCTGTGATTCAAGATGTAGAAGACTTAAGAGGTCAAGTAGATAAACTTTATTATGCTGACTTTCTTTTATACCTTTCTAAAAATCCTAAGACTCGTACTGCTACAGAAACTTCAGCCATTGTTGAAGAACAGCAACGAATCATTGGACCTAATTTACAGTCTCTAAATTCAACTTATAACGTTCCTGTTCTTGAGTGGGTAATGGATTATGTTTTATTTGAAGACCCTTTCTTAAGACCGCCACCAGAATCTTTAGCAGGTCAATCTCTGAAACCTGAGTTCATCTCAGTTTTCGCTCAAGCTCAAAGAGCTGCAGATTTACCTTCTATTGATCGTTACGTTCAAGCTATGAGTAACGTTGCTCAACTTGATCCTAGAGTTTTAGATAAAATTAACTTAGATAAGTTTGCCGATCTTTACGAAGATCGTTTATACTTACCTTCAGGATTAAATAATCCTCAAAGTAAGGTGGACGCTATGAGAGAGCAAGCCCAAGCTCAAGCCGCTAAACAAAGAGAGTTAGAGCAAACGCTACCTGCAGTAGCGAAAGCAGCTAAAGATATGTCAGGATTACAGCAACAATAAATATAACTTGGAGGTTATACATGGCTAAAGTAAAGAAAGGGAAAGGAAAAGAAATTGCAAAGAAAATGAATAGTATCCCTAGATATTTAGATGGTGACGGTAATGCTATTTTTACTGAAGGTGGTAAGATAACAAGACTTCAGAACTCTGTAAAATTACATATAAAAATAGCCAAGCAGAAAAAAGCTAGAGCTGCTATTCAAAAGAAAAAATAATAAGTGAAGTAACAGCTAAAGATATGTCAGGATTACAGCAACAATAATAAAATAACTTGGAGGTTATTATGAAGTTTTTAATGGTTACAATTTTCGCATTATTTTCCCTAAATGCTTCAGCAGGATTTGAAGGTCTAGCTGATGGTACAAGTCTTAAGATTTTTAATCGTATCAACTGTGGAACAGGTCTTAGTTGTACTAAGATTGGAGATAAATTTAATCTCGATGCAGGTGAAGCTTCACAAGTTTCTCAAGATGAAGGTCTTAATTTAGGTCGTATAGCTATTTTTGATTATGACTTTGCTGTTGATGGTGGTGTTATAGGTACTATCGCTACAGGCGTTAGCTTACCTGCTAAAGCTATCATTGAGAAGTGTTGGTTCAGAGTAGAAACTCAAATTGTAGATGCAGGATCAGGTACTCTAGCTGTTCAGTGTGAAGACGCTAACAACATTCTTTCAGCAGCCGATCAATCAGCAGTAGCAGATGGTTCATTCTTAGCAAGTGCAGTTACAGGTACAGCAGCAAATATGGTTGATGATATTGCAGCATCTTGTGATATTAGTTTCGTCATCGGTGGTGCAGCTATTAGTGCAGGAAAACTTAGAGGGTACTGTAGATATAGTGTTCATGAATAATGAAAAGTGAAGTAACAGCTACAGATTATTACAATGAAAAAGCTCGCCAAGAAAGTATCGAACATAGAGATGCTCTCTTGGCTATTGCTTCTATTCTTCAAACCAAGGAAGGAGAGAAACTTTTTAGATTCTTATTTAAGAACTTTGAAGTTAACAACCTCCCTGAAAGAAATTTAAAAGGTGATGATTTATTTGAGTGCTTAGGTTTTCTAAGAGCAGGTAATTCAATTTATAAACTCGTATGCGAAGCTGATGCAGAAAAAGCAGCAAGCATATTATCTAAACTAGAGAGAGAAAGATATGACAACAAACTCGAAGAGTACCGAATCGAAAGAGATGCCAACACCACCAGTAACGACTGAAAATGAAGTTGATGATTTAGGTTACACAACTCCTGAAGAGAAGACACCTATTGATCTTGAAGAAGAAACTCCAGAGGATAAGTCTGATGAAAAACCTGCACCTACTGACGAACTTACTGTCGAGAAAAAAGCTACAGGTTATGGAGAAGAAGACGAACCTGAAGAAAAACCTGCGGAAAAAACTGCCGAAGAACTTGCTCAAGAAAAGAAAGATGAAGAAAACAAAACGGACGAAGAGAAAGCTGCAGATAAAGCCGCTAAAGAAGTAAAAGAAAATATCAAAAAACATATTGACGAATTACCCGACTCTGTTAATAAAGAAACAGTAGCTAAATTTGCTGAAGAGAATGGTCTAAATGACAAGCAAGTAGAAGCCTATGTCAAGCTTGCCAAGAGTGATAATGATTCCTTGGTAACTGAAAGAGAAAATGCTGTTAAAGAGCAGAGAAAGGCTTGGAAGAGTGAATTAGAGAGTGATGCTGATTTCGGAGGAGAAAACTTCGTTAAAAATGTTGACCGAGTTGAAAAGGTATTAGACAAATATATGCCTGATACTAAAAAAGTCTTGACAGAGCGAGGTACAATGCTGCCTCCTTATATTATGAGGGATTTTTTGAAGTTGGATAAGATATTAAACCCAACAACGAAACTAACCACAGGTGAACCTCCTACTGTAAAAAAGGAAGAGGTAAGTTTGTTAGATGAATTATATAGTTAATTAAATTCGGAGGAATATTATGGCAGCAAAAGGCGCACAATTTTTAACTTTAGCAGATGTAGCTAAAAGCAAGAACAAAGTTATCGGTGGAGTTGCCGAGGTTCTAATGAATCAAAATGCTATGCTAGAAGACATGATGTACACAGAAATGAATGAAGGAACTATCCATAAAGAAGATATTCGTTCAGCACTTCCTGAAGTATATTACAGAAAAGCTAACCAAGCTATTCCTTCAAGTAAAAGTACAATCGAAGAAAGAAGCTTTACAGCTACTCACTTTGAATCTAAGTCTCAAGTTGATCGTGCCGTTGCAGAACGTGGTGGGATGGATCGTGTTTCTTACAACAGATGGAACCAAGCTCAAGGTCATCTTCAAGCTCATGCGAATGAACTTGCTGATCTTATGATTTACGGTTCTCCTGCTCTTGCTAATCGTAAAACTGCAGGACTTTTTGATATTTATTCAACTCTTTCAGCTTCAGAAGAAACATCTAATCAAATCATTGATGCAGGTGGAACTGATTCTGATAACTGTTCAATTCTTAAAGTTCATCATGGTGAACGTTCGATCTTTGGAGTTTACCCAAAAGGTACAACTGCAGGTCTTACAAGAAATGATCACTCAAAAGGTGGAAAGGTTATTAAGATTGAAGCTCTTGATACAAACGGAGCTGCAGGTTCACTATGGGGTTATGAAGAAGAATTTCTAACTGACCATGGTTTAGTTGTTAAAGATTATAGGCAAGCTGCTCGTATCTGTAATATTGACGTATCGAACTTAGTTTCTGGTACTGGTGCTGCTGATCTTATTGATCTTATGATTTCTGCTAACTACAAAATTGAAAACGTACAAAACGGAAAAGGTGTTTGGTATGTTAACAGAACTGTAGAAGCTCATCTTCATAAGCAAGCTCTAACGAAAGTTGGTGCAGGTGGTGGTCTTAACTTTCAAAATGTTGAAGGTAAACAGATTCTTCATTTCCTTGGTGATCCTATCAAGAGAATGGATGCCTTAGTTAACAGTGAAGCTAGAATCGTTTAAGTTTTAAGGGAGTTGAAAGGCTCCTTTATTTATTTGCTTTATTTTTTATTTAATTTTTCGGAGGTTACTATAATGAGATTTGATATTGAAAACCAGTTGTCAGTCGCGCAAGCCTTTACAGGTTCAGCTACTGTTTCAACTCACTCTTATAAGAAACAATCTGCAGCCCAAGATATTAGTATTGGACGTAGAATGGCTCTTTTAGTTTTACCGACTGTTGCTCAGGGAGCAGGATCGACTATGACTGTTGAAGTAATTCAATCAGCCGCAGCAGCTCTTACTTCTCCTGATGTATTGTCTACAGTTACTGTTCTTGCAGCAGCTATGACTCTAGGTGATCAGTTAGAAGTTCCAATCCCACAAGGGACAATGAGTAAACAGTACCTAGGTGCTAGAGTTACTCTTAGTGGTGGAACAACTACTATTACTACTGATATTTACTTAGTACCTCAAGATGAGATTGCTCAGTATAAGTCATTTGTAAAAGTAAATGACGCTACAGTTTAATAGTTAAATATTAATTAACAAGCCCTTCTTCGGAGGGGCTTCTTTTCGTTTAAGGATAAATTATGAGTGAAATGCCAGTACAAGCTGTCATCACCCCTTCAGATTCTGAAGAGAAAATTGGTGAGAGTTCGTCAGAAGGTTTAATACCTCCTGCACATGAAGAAAAAGTCAAAATAGAGTCTCCTGAAGATGACAACGACAGTATTGTTCCTGTACAATTAAACAAGCAAGGGATTGAAGTTATCGCTGACAGGAAAGGATTCTTTGGACAACAGAGAATTTCTAAAGGTGAAAAGTTTAACATCAAATCAGAAGAGCAATTTGGTGAATGGATGATTTGCACTGATCCAGAAATGGAAAAAAAGAGAAAGCAATACTTTAAAGAAAAAAAGGCGAAGAAGTAACTCTCGCCTTTTAAGCGAGGGTGAAAATGAGTTCTACAAAAGTACAGATTTATAATTTAGCATTATCCGCATTACTACTCGCCAGTGAGATTTCAGATACTGAAACAGATGAAAGTCTTGAAGTAGCTATCTTGAATACTCATTGGGATGTAGCATTAGAAACTACCCTTAAAGATTTAGATTTAGATTCAACTTCTGAAGAAGTCACCTTAGAATTAATCGAAACTTTACCTACAAATCACTTGTGGACTTATGCTTATAAATATCCTACTAACGCAGCTTTCTTCAGAAGATTGAAGTCATGTGTTGCTAGAGATACCAAGAGAACTCACATTGCAAAGGCCGTAAAGATTTACAATGGTGTTAAAGTTATCTTCACTGATGAAGCTAGTGCAGTAGCAGAAATTATTCCTAAAGATGTTTTAATTGAATCACTATGTTCAAATGCAATTATGGCTCTATCTTACAAACTAGCTTATTTATCAGCTCCACTCTTGGTAGGTAAGGGAGCTAAGACTTTAAGAAAAGAAATTAAAGAAGATTATATCATTGAGAAGATCGAAGCTCAAGAGACTGACACTAGAGAGAACTTTGTTTACGAAGCAGATTATGAAAGTTCAGAATGGGTACAGGAGAGAATGTCGTGAGTTTAAAACCTTTAAATAGTTTCTCATCAGGAGAGCTTGATCCTATTCTTCACGATCATGTAACTTTAGATAAGTTCAAGAAAGGTTTAGCTACTTGTAGAAATACTTTAGTCTCTAAGACAGGTGGTTTACTTTCTCGTTTCTCAAGAGGTTATTTTAAAAACGGTAAGAACTCAGGCGAACAGATTAAATTATTCTCACCGCCTAACTCTTCAGCTCTCTTGGTATGGGGAAATCTTTATGTTAGAACTTATGCCTTTGATGGAACTTTAGTCAATGAAGTAGCTCATGCTTATAATGAAGCTCAAGTTCAAACTATGCACTTCACAGCAAGTGGAAAATATGTTTATGCTTTCGTTGCAGGTCAGGAGATGCTTAAGTTTCTTTACGATGATGCGACTCCTGCTTTCGTAACTTCAGCAGATGTATTTGCAATAACTGAAGCCCCTACATCAATGTCTATTACTGCTAACGGTACTCCTACAGGTTACTCGGTAGATTATCTAGTCACTAAAGTTAAAAATGGTGAAGAGTCTTTACCTGTAGCTATAACTGGTACTACATATAAAAAACCACTGGCGGCAGGTGAATCTAATACAATTACTGTAAATATAAATACAACGTTTGCAGGTGATATAGATGAATACTCAGGTATTAGAGTATATAGAAGACCTAACAACGGTGGTTCTTATGGTTTCATAGGTTCAAGTTCAATCACTCGTAGTGTTAGTACTAATTTATTTTCAGACTTTGAAGACTTAGGAGGTAATGCCGACTTTACAAATAATCCTCAAGAGTTAATTACTAAATCTAATTTTAGTGGAGTTGATTTAGATACTCTAAACCCTAAGACAGGTGTTGTTTATCAACAGAGATTATTAATCGGTAATATAACTGACGATGAAGAAGCGATCTTAGCTTCACGTCCTGCTTTCCAAAATAACTTCTATCGTGATCGTCCTTATGATGCTGACTCAGCTTTAAAATTTAAGTCAGGTACTTCAGGTAAAGCTTCAGTATTAAGAATGGTTGAGAATGATGGACTAATAGTTTTTACTAACGTTGGTGTTTTCGTTTCTGTAGGTTCACTCTCAATTGATAACATTGCTCTTGAGAAAAAAGGCAACTGGATCATTGATGAAAATGTAGAACCTCTAGCAGTTCCTGGGGGTGTATTCTTCGTTGATAAATCTACCAACAGTGTTAGGCAATTAATTTATTCTCAAGACATTTTAACTTATCAAAGTTTAGATCAATCTATATTCAGTGATCATTTATTTAAAGAGAGTACTATCACTTCTTGGGCTTATCAAAGTGGTGTTGTACCAATGATCATCGTTACTTTTAATGATGGAACTTTCGCTTCATTTACTTATCATTATGAACATCAAATGAGAGCGTGGACAAGACATGACTCAGTTTATCCTGTTGAGTCTGTAATTGGTACTGGTGTTGCGGATTCTACTTTCTTTGTAACTAACAAATCAGGAGTCAGACAAATAGAAGTCACGTTACCAAGACATACACCTGCAGCAACGATCTTAAGTAACCCTGATTATAAGATGTTTTCTTCTCATGCTTTCATGGATGCTATTAAAACTTATTCTTATTTGTTAAATGATAGTCTAGTAGGAACTGATGTATTCACTTTAACTCCTGTAGTGGCTAACACATGGGATGGAGATTTAACTTTAGATTGTGGAACTTCAGCATTATTAACTACAGGTGGAGCCACAGCTTACCTAGATGATGCAGGAGATGTAGGAGCAGTACATAGAGTATTCGCTTCCGATGGTACTGCTATTGATTTAACAATTACAGCAAGAGCTAGTAATAATTCAGTAACAGTTACTCCTGACTTTGAATATCCTTCAACTGAAGCTTCAAGTTTTAGACTCTATCAGACCTTCTCTAGTATTAATAATCTTGATCATCTTGAAGGTGAGCAGATAAGCTTACTAACAGATGGCGCAGTAGCTAAGTCTCCTAATAATGATATTGAAAATTATGGAACTACTACCATTTCATTAGGGGTATTAATATTACCTAAACCTTCTGAAGCAGAAGTAGCAGAAGTTGGACGACATGCTATAGTAATAGCAGGTCGTCCAATTACTGCAGATATTAAAACTTTAAATATTAGTACAGTATCTCAACAGCCTACTTTAATTGAGTCTATAAATATTAATAAACTTTATATTAGAGTCCATAAGACTAGAGGACTTTATGTTTCAAATGAGTTCCCTGAAGAAGCTGAAAATGGAGTTGACGGTTCTAGTGTCCTTGGTATGGAGAACTTAGATATTTACCAAGTACCAAGAGGAAATGATATTCTAGGGAACCGATTCCTTGCAGCTCAGTCAAAAAGAATTGAACAAGTTTTAAAAGGATCATGGAAGTCACAAGGACAAATTGCTCTTAGACAAGTTGATCCGGTACACTTTGAAATACTATCAATCATCCCTGATGTTGAAGTACTTAACAGGAGTAATAGATAATGGCAGTAGTAATGTTAGCTCTAGCAGCAGTTCAATTAGCAAGTAGTTACTTCGCAGCTCAGAACATCAGAGATACCGCAGAGTTAAATCAAGAGATAGCAGACATGAACGCAGAGTTCGCAGAGCTTGATGCTCACGATGCTATTTTAGACGGTGAGACAGCAGTAGCGAATTATCAAAAAACTGTAGATACTACTCAGTCACAACAGAGATTAAATGCTGCAGTAGCTGACGTTGATATTAATTATGGAAGTGTTGGAGAATTAGTTAAAGAGAGTAACTTCATTGCTGAAATAAATAAAATGGAAATTGAGAAGCAAGCACAAGAGAAAGCTCTAGGTTATGTTCGTCAAGCTAGAGACTTTAGATTAGGTGGTGACGTTGATAGAGCAGCAGCAGAAGGTAGAGCT